GTGAAGTAAATTTCCGTTAATCTGTTTTTAGTTGTCATCGTTGCGAACCTTGCGCGCTTTGTTCAAGCGCTTTTTCTGTTTTAAAATATGATATTTGTGATCTAATTGCGTCGAGTACGTCGCGTGCGGAATCCAACAAAAGCTTTGCGGCCTGGTATTCGCTTTCACTCATTTTCTCCTCTTCTAACACCTTTTGACTCATTAGTAGTCCTTCGCGCTCAATTACAGTCTGCACGGCTTTTTCGCCTGCTTTACTTTTATCTTCGTTTAGAATTTGACAAGAGCGGGCAAACATTACTTTCCGGTTGAACTCGGTGCGCGTCATTTGTTTGTGAAGTTCGCCTACCTCGAACGAGAAAAAAAATATTTCAGTCGCCAAAGACCTGGAAGCGTTTACCAAGCGTTCTATTTCGTGTGGTTCCCACCGCTTTGAATTGTACGCCGTGATGATGGATTCTATTTTTTCAAGTGGAGTTTTCATATTTATAAAATTAGGTTAATTCCATCCGGAGTCCAAAAATCCTGTGAGCTGTCCCAAACGCGTGGATCAAACGAACCTTCAAGACAACGGCGTTTAAAAGCGTCCGTTAGCTTCATTATTTGCCGCTCTGCTTCGTCTAATTGGTAGTTGGAGAACTTATGTACGCTCGTTTCCCCGTCGTCGTCTACGGCTAAAATATAGGGCGCCTTTGTCATATCGTACGCATAAGAATAAATAAACGCCTGCCAATGCAAGCGACGCCCTCTAATTTCGTTCTCTGCGCGTTTTATTTGTGCGTTCGGTACATTCTTCAAATCAATTATAAAGTCGTCGCCTAACCCATCTACACGCCCTCGAAACGTAATATCGTTAATAATAACCTCCGGTATATCTACCTCAGCCACTTGCAAACGATCCAAAAAAGATTTGCAAACGAAATTGTTAAGGACTGCTTCTTGTTTGCGCTTTAACTCTTCAATGCCTGAATTATCCAAAATCGTAACGCCGGCCCGCTCTTTGACTGCTTGTTGAATTTCGCCAACGGTCATTTTTTCGTCTGTAACGTCAATATACTGTTGGGCCAAATCTAACCAGGCCCTTTTTCCTTCCTTTGTTGCCGCGTTTACGCTTGGCCCGGCAATGTAAAGTACTTTGAATAAATGAGGCTGCAAAACAGCTACGTGCAGCGCTTCGCCTAATATCATTGCCTTTGTTGGTGCGCGCTCTTGGAGCTTGTAGGCGATGAAATTACGCGGGCTTACTGCGAAGGCTGATAAAGCGGAAAAGGAGAGTTTGTAATCGCCTTCGCTTAGCTTATCAATTAATTCTTGTTTAGTCATTTTGTTAGTTCCTTTTTTCTTTGTGTGAATAAGTCTATATATAAATCCGGAGCATTCAATTCCTTCCAAAGTGCGCCAAGTTCGGCCACGCTTGTAATCGACTTTACCTTTGCTTCGACGTCAATTTGATCCAGGCTAATTGTTTGCACCTGTGGCCCTTCAAACGCCTGCCTTTCCTCTTCGATGTTCAGTCCGCTTAATTCATCGCTAAATCCTTTTTTAAGCGCGAACGCCTCCGCACACTTGGCAATCATTTGGAGCGGCATTTGAGCGGCTTTTGAGAAGTCTTTACCGGTGACAACGTTTGGGTAAAACTCGGCAAATACAGCGGTGTGGGTAAAAGGGCAACGAACGCCGGCAATAACTCGATAAACGGTCGCGGTCGCTGTTAGTGGTAACTTTCCGCTTTCCTTTATGTCGGCGGCGGTCAAAAAGCTTCCATCGTTTTTTAAATTGTATTTTATATCGTCACATCCTGCGAGCTGTCCCGTTTGCGCGGCCTTAATCCGGAATCCATCAATACCCACGATAATAGCATACTTATCCCCATCCCGCGTACGATAGCGAGTAAGGTAAATTTCCTTCTTAAAAGGACTTAGTCCGTGTTGTCTACTCGCTTCGGCAAAAATGGCGACTTGGGCCGGTGGCGTTCCTGGTGGAATTACTCCCGCGCTTTCAAGAGCTTGGAGGTTACTTTTTGTTAGTTCCATTAATAAACTCTTTTATTTGTTGAATGATATTGAGCGCGTCCGCGTTCAAGGTAATTACCTTTTTGTTTTTGTGTGCGATGTTGACCTGAACAAACTTCCCGACAAATTGACGAATTGTACTTTGTTTGTTGTCGGTGTCTGCCTTGCAATAGTCGTAAATATTCGCCAACGTCGCCGACTTGGTAGGACTTGCAAATAGGCAGTCAAATATTTTGCGGCCTGTTCCGTTGCAAAGTGCATTCAAAAATGTCTGCGCTTGGAGCTTGCTTCCTAATTGCTTGCTGATATGCTGCATTCCCTCCACCGCCTTTTTGTTAGCTCGGTAAAACGCTTTATTATCCGGTGAGCGCTCCAAAAATCCACCCTGATAAAGTTTGCCAATGTAGTACCGGATGTTATCTTCCTTGATATTTCCATTGTGAAAAATTACCAAAGTTAAAGGAGTGTATATTTCTCCCTTACCTTCAATTTCGCGCCATATAGGCGACGTTAATCCGTGCGCTTCATAAATTCGCCAGCGCTTGCGAAACTCATTAATTTCCTTCATAATTAGCTGTTTTTGTTTTTGCAAATGTAAATACATTACAACTTTATTTCCAAAATTTTAACATAGTTTTTATACAAAAATAAAACATACATAAAAAAACGCCCTGTTTTACAACAAGACGTCAAAAAGGCAAAAGGAACTAAGGTCGTACTGTTATGAATTTCTTGCTTTCCTTTATTTGCTTGATTTGATCGGGCCACAATAATCGGCAATCGCCGTGCAGCCAAGTAGGAGTATAATTTACGTCCTCAATCGCTCGTAGGCCAAGATTAAAAAAAAGGTCAAAGTTGTCGTGTATACATTCTACCATTTCCGAAGGCTTGTAATCCGGAGTATCTGTGTCGAGCGCATTGGCTAGGTAGTGTTGACTAAACTCCGCTCCGCCTTTTGGCTTGACGGATCGCGGCCGCGTCCCTCTGTTTTGCAAGTTGCCGCCCAAATGCCAATTGTTTATCCGTATAGGCCCCATTAAATTGCGTAGCGCGGTAGCGTATTCGATTTGAAAGGCAGATACCATCCTAATCGACTGACTTCCGAATGTGCGAAAAATAATAGGGTGTACAAATTCTTCCAACCGGAAAAACTCCGGTAGTACGGCTCCGGTCGCGTGTAGGTTCATTCCTGAATTGGTTTTGGTTCGCTGTTTTTTGTGGCAAAGTAAAGGATTGTCACTAAGCTAATAACTGCTTGGATTAAGCCCTGCCAGTTGCCGCCGATTGCCGCCGCTGCGATTAATTGGAGCTTTTCAAACATCTCAGGAGTAAGCACTGGGAAAAAAGCGCTCAAAATTGTAAATAGATAGTTCCAGGTGTTTGCGTTGGTCGCCCATTGTTTAATGTCCAACTTTGCATTTTTGAAATACACACGAAGCGCGCCAGCCGCGCCAATAATCCCAAAAAGGCCCGCTGCAATTGTTCTACCTTCCCCCTCCGGAAATCCTACAAAAAGCCCTCCTAAAAATAGGATAACAGCGGTATAGAAGTTAGTTGAATTAATGCTCTGTTTAATGTTCATAATAGTATAATTTAAGAGTAAGTAATGGTTTTACCTGAGTTTGCCGGGATTGCTAAAAGTCGATCCCTAAGTACTTTTTCAACCGCCGCTCGAACGGTTGCAAGCGAAGTAGTAAACGATGCCTCTTTACCTGTTAGTTCCGTGCCTGTCATTTGATAAATGTTACTACCCGCTCTATTGCCTTCGTTGTCTATTAAGGTTAAAAGACATATCATATCGTCATTGCTTTCAAGATTAAAGCTGATAGACAATGATGCTACTTTAAAGAGCCGCGCGGCCGAGTCGATGCCTTCGGCGTCCTCAAAAATTGCGATTGTATCTGATGTTGTTAGAGCCATATTAGTATCTTACTTCGATATTTAGGATATATTGTGTAGTTGCTGACAAAGTACCCGCAATTGCGATTGTGTACTCGGTTTCAGATTGTGCGCTAACCCACCAACAAAGCGAAGGACTTGCGGCGGTGAAGGATCGCGGCGTAATAAATACGCGCCCAATTCGGTTTGGTTGCGCTGTGGATGGGAAAGTATATTTAAAAACGTCCACGTTTCCGGTTGGGCTTGACGTGGTTGTAAATGTTATTTGATAGCTAAATAAATTAGAGTCCGTTCCAAACAATACGCCCGTCGCCGCCGTTGTGCCGGCTCCGGAGTACCAGGTCAAGGATGTGCCTAAAACAGATACAGAACTTGTTAAATGTTGCACTTTAGCGTTTCCGTCCTGATATTCAAGTCCTGCAAAATTGTTATTGTGCCTAAGCACTTTCGATATTAAAGAGCCGCTAATGGTAGGCCGTTGCGCTGTTGATCCGTTAGGCATCAATATTCCATCCGTGACCGCGTCCATATCCAAACCAACAATCGGAATTGAGTTGTTTATGCCAACTCTACTATCTTTGGAAATAGTTAGACCGGCGCTTCCTACTGATGGCGTGTTATCCGGTGCAATTCGGAAAACGTCGGCGGCTGAATTATCTATACCAGCGCTCCACGTCGTACCGCTTGTACCAGGTATTTGCCATTGTACTATTGGATCGCCTGCGATGGAACCTCCAACCTGTATATTTAATATTGTGTTGGAATTTGAGTTAAAGTTTGAGCCATTCCGAATTTGCCCGTAAACATTGGAGCCGTTGACTGTTGCGTTAAAGTCAAATAAGCTTAAAACACTTGACTGTGTCGGCCCTAAAAAGTTGTACAAGTACGATCCGTGCAAAGTGCTGCCAATTGTTAAACGGTTGTTGGAGGCGTCGTACAAAAAAACATCATCGGTCGTTAGCGATCCGGCCCCGTCCGCGATGGCAATTCGGCCCGCTACCAAAGTGCCGGTAATGGCTGATAAAGTCGCGTACTCTAACGCGGTCGCTCCACTGTTTACGCGCAATACTTGCAAGGCTGTACCCAATGCCGCCAAACCAGTACCGCCGCGCGCAATTGGCAAAGTTCCGCTTGTAAGTTTAGACGTGTCTAAATTTGGTATATCTGCTGCTACTAATACTCTGAACGTTGGAGCCGCTGCGGCTCCGGTCGAAGGGCCGGCAAAAACTGTATTTATTGACTGAGTAGCGAGGGCCGCCGTTAAGGTTCCGGATGTCGTCACAGGAGAACCGCTCACCGTGAACATAGCCGGCAAACTTAAACCTACACTTGTGACCGTTCCGGACGCCGTTGTAATAGTTGCCCATTCAAGCGCCGTACCTGCTGCGTTTACGCGCAACACTTGCAAGGCGCTGCCCTCCGGAAATACCGCCCATTCTGTACCGTTGTGGTAAAGTAGATCATTTGCCGTACCTGGTGGAAGGCTAAAAGTTCCGATTTTTGGTTTTTTTATTAATAACGAGTTTTGCGGATAACTTGCGGTTAGTGTACCCGTAACAGCGATTGACGTGGCTCCGGTTGTTGGAGTGGTAGCGACTGTCAACTCGTTAAAATCGCCGGTAAGCGGATTAAGTACAACGAGCGTATCTCCCGCGTAAATATCTCCGCCGGTTAAGGCCGCCGCCGTTCCAATAGTAGTAATTGGCCCTGCGTTCAATTGTAAAGCGCTTGTCGTTGTTAGCGACAAAGGCGCAATCAAAGTGCCGGGAGGCTTGGCGACAAGTTCGTAAGATGGCCCGGTTGAGCTTGATGTTTGTGGAACGGTCGGTATTTGCGGATCGTTGGCAGTGACTATTTTTTTGACCGGAGCGGACGTACTAAATCCTGTACCATACTTTAACTCAAACCACTCACCCGACATTGTGTCGTCATTGGCTGTCCAAGTACCGCGCATTAACAACCAAACCGAAGAGCGCCAATTGACGCGGCCTAATGTAGTGAGGTTCCCAAAAACGTTCCCTTGCAGCTTCCTAATTGGTACATACTGCCCCGCTACTATAAACTCGCAAAGTAAATATTCTAATCTCTTGTTTTTTGGATCTGTGCCAGGCCCCCAAAGATTTGCAAGCTCGTAAGCGCTTGATTTGTAAACCCACAAAGCGCCCAATGCGTTTGGATTTTCGGACGTGCCTAACAGCGACTTTGTTTGAGTAACAACGCTATTGTTTGGGAATAAGTAGTTTGTCGATGTGTACTCGTATTCATCCGTCGCAATGTCGGGAAGGATTAAAAGTGTTTGATTGCCTAATTGGTAGGTAAGGTCAAATGTTGTGCCGGTTATGCTCGTACCGTCGTACTTTTCGTACCTGATAAACTCAAAGTTAAATTCAAAGTTGTCCGAATTAATACCAATTTGAGTAGTAACAAGCTCTATCAAATTGGTAAAGCTAAATATCGCGCTTGTTGTATTGCCTAAAAAGAACCCGTTGGAAATCGGTACGGCATAATAGATGTATTCAACTCCGGACACAAAATCAATCTGCGAGTATTGTACCTGGTATTGCGGAGTGAGCGTATATGTACGCCGCGCATAAAGTGAGCCTATTTTTAGACGAAATCTAAATAAACAAACAAAAGGTTGAAACGCCGATCCGGGCGCCGTGTTACTTGATAGTGTAAATTGAAGGTTAGCGGAAATCCTAAAATAAGTGTTTCCGCTGTTGCTGTTAATCGGCTTTGGTACTGTTACGGCTGTGAAATTCGTATCTGTAAACGCCGCAACTCCTGACAACAAATTGAACCGTTCAAGCGCCAAAAAAGTATGCCGGTGTTCTTTTAGCGGTGGCAAAAACTCGTACCTTCCAGTCGCTTCGAGCGCGAGTGTGTTTGTTTGGTTGATTGTGTTAATAGCGCTAAAATTACCCGATCCTAAATAGTTCTTTGACCGGTCGTAATTGCGCCCTACCACCGTCGCGGCGGTTCGGTATGGTATCTGTTCAATCCAAAAAGTTCCGTTGTTAAACGTGATTCTCGCTTGAAAATTAGTCAGGATATTTTCTATTACCTCGTAACAGCTTAAATAATCCTTTACTCCTTTTTCGTCTTTGTAAAAAACGGCGTGATCAGCGTACGTTTGATACAATGCACAAGGATCTGACGCGGTTGCGGCGTGATCGTTTTCCCACCAGTCAATGAAGGAACTTACAAAGTGTTGAGTTGGTGTAAAGAGTACATCAGCATATCGGATTTTTGAAAGCGCGTTTATTAAATGATCCATTAGGCGCGCTTTTCCTGTGTAGGCCGTTCCTGCGTTGTTGTACTTAATATCCTTTAAGCTCGCTATTCCATCGGTCGCCGTGATGTTAATTTGGTATGGATAACTTGCATCCTCATAGCTGCCAATGTCGGGAAGTATAACCCCGCGCCAGTATGCCGCCGGCGTTGTGCCTTTGGTTATGTTTACCACAAATCGCCCTTCCTCACTTGCAATCAAATCCGTAATAAACGCCTCGTGGTCTGTATTTTCGGCGTACATAACGAATTGGCACTCCGTTCCCATTATGGTACTAATACGGTCGCTTGCTTCGTGCGTAAGCGCAAATCCACGCGAGTCAGGATTGAACGGAATTGGATCGCCTGAGTAGGATCTGTCCCAAATCTCAATCGTATAACGGTCGCCGCTAAAACTGTCAAATTCTGCCTTAAATCGTATTGCGGCCATTATCTATACCTATTTGTTGATTCAATTTCTTTGTTCATTACAAGCATCAAATCGCGTCCAGATATTTTACCCATCACTTCTACGCGCTGCGAACCGCCTAACATATCTTGAAGCTTAGAAAGCGGCGCAATAACTTCCGGATCTATTCCCGCCATTCTGTTATCTCCTACCATTGCAAGCGTTGGCCCGTATGCCAAACCGCCCTGAGCAAGTTTTGGAGGTTGTATCTTTGATTGTAAGCCGTTAAACAGAGCCGATGCCGCGCCCGCTGCGAGTGCGCCCGCTGCGATGTTTGCCGGGAATGGTAGCTTCATTGCAGAACTAACCGCTTTAAATATACCTTCAATTGCCATTGATTTTGCGACCTGCAATGCAGAACTAACCGCCGCCGCTGCATATTCCTGGAACGAAGCGGAGCCTTGACTGTTTAGCGACTGTATCGAATTTAAAACGGAATCGGTCATCGCTTTTTGAGCTTCGCCGCCGTCCTTCCACATCGCAAAAAAATCGCCTGTTGAATAGGTAAACGCTTCCTGTTCTTCCCTTGTTAGCTTTAGCTTTTCCCTTAGCGCGTCTAAACTTGAAAGCTCTTCGTTCGTAAATGATATACCAGGCGTTTGTTGGTCGGCCTGCGGAAAAGCGGACATAATATCTCCCTCGCTTGGCGCGGTCGGATCTGCTCCAAAATTGCCCTGAAAACGCTGTATTGCAATCGCATCATAATAAGCCCGCGTTGCCGCTTCTAATTTTATCGCGCGCGCTTCTGTTTCGTCCATTAAGTCAAAAAGTTCCTTGTATCGGTCTTTTTGTTCGGATAAAACCTTGTTCTTGTTTTTTTCGCTTGCTGCCAGTGCCGCCGCCGCCGCTGCTGCTTCGTTGTTGGATTGCGCTAAGCCTTCATTTGCGGTTGTTGCTGCGTTTGTTGTTGCGATGCTTGATTGAACAGATGCTACTCCGTTTGCGATTGCGTCAATTTCTTTTTTCTTGTACTCTAATGCTTTTTGCGTTGCGTCAAACTCTATCTTCCAAGATCTGCGCTTTTCTGCTAATAGTTTTAATTCCTTTGTTCTTGTAGCTTCTGTAATACTATTGTTTAATATTCTATACTCTGTTTCTTTTGACAAAAATTCATTGTAGTACTCTTGCTGCTTTGTAAGTTCTTGTTCAAGTGTTAATTGCTCATCTGAAAGCTTTGTTAGTCTTTCAGTGCCAGCTCTTGCAAGCGCACTTTTTGTTATTGAATCTTTTAGCGCAATGTATCCTTTTTCAAGATCCGCAACATCTATTTTTTCCGCCTTAATATTTGCGAAGTATGCTGGGTATTCTTTTTGAAGCGCAAGTAAAGCGCGCGTTCTTTCGTCCTTGCTTGCTGCTTCGTTTTTTGCTACCGCAATTAATGCGTTTACTCTTCCTAATTCTTCGCCCGCTAATTCGTTGCCGCGTTGCCTTATTTCTGCTTCGGTTTTTTTCGCTGCGTTCAATAAGTTATATTCGCTTCGCAAATCGTTTAACGATTCGGTAACGGAGTTATAGACTTGAACAATTGCGGCAATAGCTATAATTGCGCCAGCACTTGCAAATATTTTTTGCGCTGCATTTAGCTCTACAAATGCAACTATTGTCTTAGAAATCTTTTTAATTATAAACTCTAATCCACCTCCTATTGCCCGCAAACCAGCAACAACCGCAACGCCTCCGGAATAAAACAACTGCATCACTTTAATAGCCGGGCCAAGCGCTGCGGCATATAATGCGTAGTTTAAAATACTTTTTTTTGTTTCGGGATCAAGTAGGCGAAAATAAGTAGCAAGTCTATTTAATGTTTCTCCAAATCTATCCGCAACTTCATTGACATTGTAAACCTTATTTATTTCGTTGCCAATCGTTGCAAAAAACTGCTTTAACGCGCTTTGCGCATTGTTTACCGCGTTTGCAATTCCGCCTTGTACGCGCTCGGTTTTTGCAAGTCCCTGTGTAATTTTGTCGATGAACTCGTCCGCTGATACGCCCGCTTTTCTTAATGCTTCGGCGCTAATTGTACCGAAGGTGTCTTTGATAGTTTTTGCAAGGCCCGGCATATTTTCCAAGATGATTGTCAAGTCCTCCTGTAAGATTCTGCCTTTAGACGACATCTGCGAGAATTGCCGAGTAACTCCGTCAAGCTGCTCCGCACTACCGCCCGACGCGGCTAAGGCGTTAGCAAGCTCTACAAGTGTCGTTCTTGCGCGCTCGGCTGAAAATCCAACCGACTGCAAACGAATGGAGCCTTTAACAGCTTGTTCCAAGTCAATACCAGGAGCAAGCGCAATTTGGCGAAGCTTTTCGAGTTCTTCGGTCGCTTGCTGCGTTGTATAGCCGGCATTGCGCATTGTAGTATTCAATGCCTTGTCAAGCGCTTCAAAGTCACCAGCGGCCTTAATTGCGGCGGCTCCTACTCCAATTAAAGGCAAAGTTATTGACATCGACATATCGTCGGCAATAGATCGGAGCTTTTCAGATGTTTGCATCATCCTGCGCTCCACTTGCCTCATCGAGCGGTCAAACTCTCTGAAATAGACCGCTATTCGTACATTTAAGTCGCTAACTGCCATTAGTTTACAATTCTTTTAGTGTTTGCTTCAAACATTGCGAGCATTAACTCAGCTTGTTTTTTTAACTCCGCCTCCGTTACCTGTATGCCTTTAAACTTGCTTTCTTCCCATCCAAAACGCCCTAAATCGGTGGGCTTAATTCTTTTTTTGCCTGTGTGCGGCAATATAGCCCAGTATCCAATTTGACGCGCTTGAATCCAAGATTCCTTCATTTGATCATTCTTCGCTTTGACCATTGCAGTAAAATAGCGCGGCGAAGTATTGTAAAAATCATCCTCCGACAAACCAACCCAAGCCGCCGTTTGTTCAAGCGACTCCCAATCCGTTAGGCTGTCGGTTGCGGCTCCCCCGATTGCGCCTCATCTCCTTTCGCCTTCGGCATTGACTCGGCAAAAAGCTCCATTATTTTAGCGATTGTTTCTCCGGTTAGCCAGTCTGCAACATCTTCAACCGATGCCGCAAAAGGTTTTTTTGTTGCTTTGCCGCCGTTTAAAAATCCTGAAAATGCAAGGTCGGCAATAAAGCTAATCTTAATTTCTGCCTCACCGCCTTGAATGGACTCCGAAAAATCCCGTAAAGCTGTACGGCCTGTTAATTTTTCGTAGTGGTAAAGTGCGCCAAATCCGAATTTGATAGGCGTTTGTTGTCCGTTAAAATCTAAATAATTGACCATAGTTCAAAAAAAGAAATAAGGCCCGACATAAGCCGGGCCAAGCATTAAGGATTTGTTGTTTCTGAAAGTGCCCCTGTGCCTACAAAAGTGAAATCGTAGGTTACGTTTTCATCCACTCCGGATGAAGATGCGCTTAGACTTGTAAGCATGCCAGTACCGGAGTAAATCTTGTCGCCCGATACGGTCGTGCCCCATTTGATTGTGGCAGTTGTGCCGCCGTTAATTAAAGCGTACAAGTCGTCAAAAGTGTAGGTGCTATCCCATGCGAACATGGCACTACCGGACATTTCCCACGACAACCGGCCGGGAAGCTGACTGCCCCACGAATCGGTATCTTTGCAAGTGGTGTCGCGTGGCGACATTGAGATACTCAAATTGGCATCTACGAGGCAAGTAATGGTCGCGGCTCCGACTTGTATTACTGCCAAACGGGAATTTAAAACGCCTGTTGTTGGCATAATGGAATTTATTTAGAACGTGAAAAGGATTTGGGCGGTGCAGGTATTGTTATTTCGTCAGCTACTGACGACTCAAACGTTTCAAGGACAGCGGCTTGTTCTACTGTCAATGGCGTGCAAGCGTTATCCGCTAACGCGTTTTTTCGACAAAGTGTAAAGTCTGCAATCGGTTTTATTATGCCCTGATCTAACAAGGCCTTTGCGTCTGCTCCTAAACGAACGCAATAGCCAGGTAAATAGATTTTCCCGCCTGCTGACTGATCTACCCATTGTTTAATAAATTGGTATCTGTCCATTACTTTTTAAGTTGAATAGCGTTTAAGCGTTCTTGCATTTTAGCGACCTCAACGGCCAAATCTTTACGCTCTCGATCACAATTAACCAAAAGCGCGTTTAGGTCTTCGATTTTAGATTCCAACTTCTTTTCAGTCGATCCCCACATATTGAAAAAAAACCAAGTTGAACCAACGAAAAAAATAACTGAAAGTCCTTGATCTTTTAGCTTTGCGGCGAAGAGGTCGTATAGTTGTTGCATTTGTTTATTTGGGTATTTGTCTTAAAATCGTTTTTTCGGTCGCTTAAAATTATCCTCAATCCACGTAAAACAGACCATACCGGCCATAAATCCAAAACCGGCGAAAATTCCAAAAAGCGCGTATTTCAAAAATTCTATCATCGCTTCACAACCGTTGCGGGCCGAATCACATAATCCGTACCCAATGAATACCAGTTGTTTCCATTTTGGAAATATTCAATAAATCCTTCACTATCCCATTCCGTAAGGCGAAGGTAGCCCGGTGAGTAGTAGGCCCGCTTCCAAGTGCCTGTGGCCTTTGTAAACGACCATTGCAAGCGGTCTAAACCCTGCACTTTAACCACTCGAAAAAATATAGTTGTTTGTTGGGTGTAACCTTTTAGCGACCATGTTTGCAGCGTTAAATCTTTCTGTCCGGTTGTGTCAAACAAAATTACTCCGTAGGCGCTTTCTATTTGGTTGCCATCTCGAATCATCCCTCCTATCTCTGCCCGGTATTTTTGTACTACTCGCATATCTGCTACCCGCCTGCCTATTTCTTGGCTTGACAACCGCCTAAGCGCTTGCGCCTGCTGTACCGTATCGGTGATGGGTACATCTGTTTGCATCCGCTTGCCTTGATCGTCAATTGTCAAGTGCGTAAGGTATAACCCCTGCGCGGTTGGCGTGATGAAGGTAGTATCTGTTATAATTGTTTGCGCTTGCATTTGTAGCGCTGTTAAGAGCAGGGTAAATATTAGTGTATTTTTCATTGTATGTCTGTTTTTTTTAGTGAAGGTCTACCCAAACGCCTGCGGCCCTTACTTGCAGTTTGTTGTCTGTTGTGTTGTAAATTACAAGGCCATCGGCTGGTGTTGTTATTGCGTTGCGTTGGGTGGTGGTCATGCGTGGAAAAAGAACGCCTTGTGTGGTGCTGCTAATCTCCAGTACTCCAGAACCGTTAGGGCTTGCAGTTCCTATTGAAACTATTCCATCATTACGAACCATCAGGGCGTTATTATTGCCATCGCTGTTGTGAAATTGCGCTGTCCAAGTGGTTGAGGTTGAGCCGGAGCCGACTACGTGAAGTCGGGCTGCTGGTGATGCATTTATTCCAAAATCTCCAGATCCTCTAACTTGAAAGTAATTTTGTGTACCATTAAAATTCCTAAAATTATAAGCTATTTCAGAATCTCCTATAGCTGCAAATGTATTTCCAGATAATTTAGCTGAACGAAATTCAATTGCAGATGCTTGAGGAGTATTACTTCCTATAAGTCCCAAAAAAACTATTCCAGGAGTTGCGTTATTCATCGAATAGCCTCTATGCAATAGTCCTCCGCCTGATATATTAAATAATTCAATAGTTCCTATTGTACTTGCTACGCCCTCAATCCCTGAAAATGGATTTGTTAAATCAGCATCTCCAATTTTTAATCTTGGATTTGTTCCTGTTCGAGCAACAATATGTAAATTGTCGCTTGGCGAAGTAGGGCCGATTCCTAATCGTTTATTGGTGTTATCCCACCATAATCCATTGTCACCGCTTTGCGTCTGCGCACCTGTCCAAAAAGATACCTGTCCGCTCGCGCCTGACCCTGTCACATCACTTGACGGATCGGTATCAACCGTAACGGTGCCGCCTCCATTTGATAAAGTTAAAGTGTTGGTTCCAGTTGATAATGTTTGCAGCTCGTTGCTTACGCTTCCATCTACCTCCGTACCTGTCACCGTAATCGTAGTGCCTGCTGTACCTACTGTATTAATACCAGCACCTGCAATAGTTACCGACCCTCCACCGCTTGAAAGTGTAGCTGTGTTCGTTACTACTGATAGCGTTTGCAGCTCGTTGGTAGGGCTTGGATCGGCTGGAGTTTGATTTGACCAAACGCCTGTACTCGCGTTATAAATTAGCGTTTGTCCTGTTGTCGGGCTTGTTAGTTGTACGTCGTTTATTTGATTAAGGTCTGGGAAGTGCGAAGGTCTGACAAATATAGTTCCATTGCTTGCTGCATTTAATACAATAGCAACAGGAACCTTTAAGTTAGGCGCTGTTGGTATTGTTTTGGTTAAGCACCCCGCAGTTGTAGCGCTACAATAAAGTACGTCACGATCTGCCCACGTTTCACCACAACTCGCGCCCGTTGTATTTAAGCCTCTATCTTTGCCAAAATGGTAAACCAAACCATCGCCACCATTTGCAATATCTTGAGCCGCTGTACCTAAAATATATTCACTGTTTACAGATCCATCGGCAATAGCAGGAGCGATTAAAATACGGCCCGATGCGCCAAAAGTACCAACCGCCATTACTACTGTACCTCTCGTAATTGTGGAGCCTGTTTGATTTTTGCAGTTAAAAAATACATCTTCAAAAACTTGCCCGGTGACGTTGCCCGAATTTATTACAACGTCTAAGGTTCCCTCCTGAGCGTTCCAACTAAGCCGACCCGCGTCTAAGTCGGTGGTATCGCCTGTCCTAAATTGCAAGTAGTATAGACTGTCAAGAATAATGCTGTCATTTTGAATCCGGATGCCTTCGCCCGCGTAGTAGGTTGTCCCTTCATTAATCCAAACCCAAGCGGAGCCGGTCCAATAGTACAACTCCGGACTTGTGCAGTTATTAATAACGACCCTACTATCGCCTTTTGTGGGCGTGTATGCTGGTGCGCTGCATCCTGCAATTTCTTCAATCGTGTTGCCAAGTAGCTGCCAACCTCCGGGCGTGTTGTAGTGATACCATTTGCCTGTTATGGTGTCAATTGCTACTCGCGAAGTACGCGCGGGAGGTGTAAATGAAGGCGCGCCGTTGGTGTAGCTGATGCCAGCGCCGTACGTAATGTTATTTTGTGCGAAAATTTGCGGTAAACTGCAAAAAAGCGCGGCAATTATTAATATATATCTCATCCAAATACAATTTTTAAAATTCCGTAAGGTAGGCCGTAAAAATTATTGGCAGTCAAAAAATAAAGGTCGCCAACGTTCAAACCTGATGCGAGCGCGTCGGCGTCCGAATCAAAAAAGCGTACTTTGATCGATGGAAGTGGGCCGTCCGGATTAACTATCATTATTCTATCATTTTAACGACCCCATAAGGAAGGCCGTAATAGTTATTGATTGATAAAAAGTAGAGGTCGCCCGATTGCATACCGGCCGCGAGCGCGTCGGCATCGTGGGTGAAAAAACGACCGTACACGGGCAATGGTGGGCCGACTGCGTTTTGTCGATTAACCCGGATTGTATACTGTGCAATGTGGCAATGATAACCCGAATCGTTGTCGTAAATTTGTCGGACTTGCTCGTATCTAATGCCGTCAATACTTGTTAGTTCGAGCTGAAATGTAACATCGCGCCGAAAAAAGTCTATTGCCTGTCTAAACGCTTCCTCTGCTTGGCGCGCTTCGTCAAATGTCGTCCCCCAAATTGCAACCTCTGTTAAAACGTTATCTACCCAACTTGCTGCGCTTTTATTGTGCGCTGGATTGGAGCCTACTACCGTAACAACAGCGAATGGAAGGGCCGCGTTTTGAGGAGCCACGACCGGATAAACGCGCGTACCAAAGATGGCAAACGCGTCGGTGTTATCTGCTATTATTTTTCGGATTGGGCCTTGAACGTTCATTATACTTTTTTTAGGCGTTTGATTTTGGCTTTTAAGCCCTCTACAATCGTTTTTTGTGTGCGCTCCTTCATCATTATCCAAGTCGGCAAAATAAACGGTCTTGGTGGCGTGTGGCGCGTGCCTTTCTCGATCATGTGAGCATAGTATCCATCCGTTTTGCCAAATGGCCCAAAAACGCCCTGAGCGGTTCCCTTTGCTAATTTCGCACCTACAAAAACCGCGTATTTACTTTGCCTAAACCGTAGCACGTCAAACGATGCAGCGAGGTTGCCAGGATAATAGGTCGCTACTACATTGCCGCGGCCCTTTGGCGCTCGCATACTCTTAACGAGTTTTGCAGTACTGTACCGTTTATGGACTTCGCGGCCGTGTGGTGCTGCCCGGTAAAGGGCTGCTACTACGGGTTTAGCCGATTTGGTTAAAATAGCGCTTGTGCCGCGCTTGGCGTTGCGCGCTATCTGCCTAAATTCTTTTAACAGCTCCTCGACTTCCTTTGCTAATTGTTCGTTCATTCTGTTACCTGCGTTTCAAGTATTAAACGATCGTTTCTTCCTTGCTCGGATATACGTATTATGTCCCAATTATCTCCATTGTAAACAATCCGATCAATTACCGTTACGTCTGTTTTACGAATCTCAAAGTTTGCCCGATTAGTTGCATAGACTGCGCCTTCTGTGACATCTTCACGAACTCCGCTTTTTGGATATATAACAGACGCCCAAACAGTCAATAAATTAGACCACGTTTCTACGCGTTCGCCAGTTGCATTTTCAACAAGGGCGCGCCGTTGTATTGTTATTTGGCGGTCTAATTTACCAATGGTTTCTTTTTTGTTGCGCATCATATCACAAATCGAGTATAGGGTGACATAAAGCGCTCGGATACGCGTATAACAGCGTCCGACGGTGAATCGGTGCGATTTTCGTAAATGTCAGCTAAAATCAAAAAAACAGCTATTTTCAAGTTAGCAGGAACCGCCGCCGCGTTCGCATATCCGGTCGAGTACGTGACTTTAACCTGGAATGGCTCTGCGGTTGCGTTCCATCCATCAACCGGAACGACTACTCCCCTTTGACTTTGTGTGTGCTTCTCAATAACATATTCGCTCGATGCCAAATTGGTGAACGTCGCCGGATTTGTACTAACTGAATAACTTATCGACGTGAGCGAGCTAAATGGCGCGTAGGTCAAATTAAATGGTTGGTCATCATCCGGAAAACTCCGGTAAGTTTCCACTACCGTAGCGCCCAAAAGCGACATTTGGCAGTACTGTTCGACAAAGCGAATTGCCGCCCGCAAATAGGCCTCTATGATAGTATCCTCTGCGCTCCCGGTAACGCGTAAATGCGTTTTAGCCTCATCGACTGTGACCGGCAAGGAGGAAGAGTAGGTTAGCTCTATTGCGGACGGCAAGTATTTCATTTTATCGCTTTGTTGCTTTTTTTACGATTGCGTCTGTGGCCGCTTCAATTAGGACTTCTGCAATAACTGCCAAGCCATCTTTGATTAACCGCTTGGCGCGTGACTCCGGTACGTCTTTATGGATACCTTTGCCGTATCCAAAGTCGCCATCCTCATCGTGGCCAACAAGACTATCTAAAACACGAATAGTCATAATTAAGCGGTGATTAGGTGCTTAACTGCTGCGGTGTCAAGTAGTTTCGCGTCCCAACGAGCGAAGCCAAACAATCCAATTTCGCCAGTACCCATGTATAAGTACTCATTCCGCAATATTTCCAACGCGCGAGATTGACGAACCAAGTACTTGCTGAAATCGCCGAACAAGATCAACTTGGAAGCAGTGTTGATTGTGCTGTCCATGTCTTGGTTGATGACGTATTGGAATCCGTCAATTGTTGCAGGTTCGCCCACGATAAAGGAAGGCTGCCATAATGGACGCGCGTCAGATGCTCCGATTGATAGCTTTTTGATATACGCAAGTACATTGTCGTGCATCATAAAGCGACCGTTCCGACGGTATTCAGGATCTACGCTGTGCACCAAGTCGAGAATCTCGGCAAAGGTAATTGCAGTAGCGGACGCGGCGGTTTTACCAAGTGTTGAACCTGTTACAACTCCCTGAGGCTGGGAAGACCCTGTACCGGTTGTACAACTTTCGTTTGCAGCACGGCCAAAACGCGTACCCATCAAATTAGCCACATACGCTTCAATGTCAAATGCGCTATCTTGGATAAGCTCCTTTGAAAGCTTAATAAGATCGCGGTAAGTGTACGCACCAACGGCAACCTGCGCGAAGGTTGTGTCTTGAACAGTCGCGGCGCTACCTTCGGCAACGAGTACCGCTTTGGCGCTCGTGTCATTGTTAGTAGGGAAATTTAGGGTATTTCCGGAATCCGTCAAAAGCAAATTTGCAACTTCCAAAACACCGCCATACGCCTTCATTGACTCAATGATCTGATTTGCAAGGCTTACAGGAACGGTAAAACCGCCCAAAGAGTTAGTGCCAGCGATTAGCGTATTAGTTCCACGTTTTTCCAAAATAGAACGCTCGGCGTCTGTCATACGCGCTTCGCCTTGAATCATGTATTTGCGGAAAACGGCGTTAAAGTCGGCGTTTACTTCCTCAGGATTGCGCTTATCATTTGCGCGACCTCCTCTCTCCTCGTTCTCATAAAAAAGCTCTGCTGATCGTTTTTCAGCTTCAAAAGCTTTTTGGCTGCGTTGAAAGGATTGGTAGGCTTCTTCCTGCTCCTTCTCAGCGCGGGCAAAAGTTGCCTCTAATTCGGATTTGCGGACATCGGTAAGCCCTTCCACGTTGAGCGCGGAGGCAGCTTCCTTCATGGCACTAACTGCGTTGTCGTGCCGCTTTTTAAGTTCTTGGATTTGCTCTAAGTTCATTTTAAAATTTGATTGAATTTAAAAAAGCGGCCGCGTTTGCTTTTGCAATTGCCAACCGGATGTTTATGTTTTGGTTTTTTGGAGCTTCTACTTTTTTTGCGCCCTCAAATGAACGCTTGGCCACTGTTGTATCTTGGTAGGCTGGGAACGTAACAGGCGCAACGTCGTAAAGCGTGCCGCCTTTTAGTAGTTCCCTAACTTGTACTTTACCGCCGTAAATTGCGCGGTCAATCCATTCGTCCGGAATTTTGCCGCGTAGTTCATCCGGATCCAATTCGCTCCAATTTTCGTCCTTTACGGTAAATTGGAATGAGCTTTGGAATATATCGCCGCGTTTAACCTCCTCATAAGTGTCGCGGCCTATTTGCGTGTCCGGTAGGTCAACTTCGTATTGCAGTCCTTTGTCATCGACTTTTAATCGGAGTGTGTTATTTGCGGTTCTGCCAAGTACTAAATTTGAATCGTGGTTTTTTAGGGCGGCGGTTTTGGACGTGTCCATTCCATCAAAAAAGGAACGGTTCACCTTTTCTAAGTACCAACCCATCGAAGTATAAGTATCAAATATTGCGGCAGTGCCGCCAATTCTCATTGAATTGTCATTCTCTGCGCGTTGTTCGAGCGCTCCAATATTTGCAAGGCGTACTTCTGCGTCCGATATTGTTCTACTGTTGTGGGTCATTGTTAGGAGCTTGTAAATTTTCAAGAGTAGTCATATTGACCTGGATATAATGCTTTTTGCCAAGCCCGTCGGCGATTGGATTCATATTTTCAAGGCGGCGAACTTCGTCCAAACTCATAACGCCCGCATTTAACATTTGTGAGTAGTATTGCGCGCGCGCTTGGGTGTCGCCGCGTAACAAGGAATCAAGGTTAAAGCGGAAAAAATAGTTAGCTCGATCCGATTTGCGTATAACGCGCCGGTTCAATTCATCCTCAAAGTTCTTGACGATTGGACGAATTGTATGCGTTACGAACTCGATTGATTGGTGTTCGATATTTCCAAAAGTAGCGCGTTCAAGGTCGCCAATTAAGTGGAGCGGAACTCCAAAAAAACGGGCAATTTCGCGAACAGTCATATTTGACGATTCGATGAATTGTGCATCCTTAGGACTGAGCGCGATTTGTTGAAATTTAGCACCGCGATCTAATACACCGATTGATCCTGTTTCTTTATAATTGCGCATTACACGAAGGAAATTTTCGCGCATAAAATCGGCCTGCTTTTGATCGAGCGGTATAGGAGTTTCTACAATCCCACGAAGCCCCCCGCCATTTTCATACATCGCCGCGGCGTAATCATTTGCGGCCAATGCCATTCCAACGGATTCACGCGCATAGGTTAGCGGGCTTTTACCCTCGATGCCGTCATCGGAGAAGTTCCGAATGTGGAGAACCTCTCCGGAGTCGAGTGTTTCGCTTACTCCCTCGTTTGTGTTCTTGTAAAATATTTTTCCTTTGTAAAGGTACGGTTCGACAAAATCCGGATGGAGTATTTGGAATCCGGAAACGCGGCCTGTACGGTCAAACTTCAATTTGGCATACGCGTTGCCCCTCATCATTAAATGGAGCATAAATGTACTCCGCCAAGTGTAGGATGTCATCCGGTCGTTTGGCTCAATACATACGGCGTACTGCTCGGGAGTGCCTGTAATCTCTTCGGAGCCGTCCTCTAACTTTCTATAAAATCCTAATTGAAGGCTCGCAATTGTGCGAGAAAGTAGGCTAACACACGCGTAAACGGTAGATACTTTTAGTGCTGTTTCCGGATTGACTTTTTGACCGGCAACGGAAGGCCCGCCATTAAGCCATTCGATAAACCAGCTTGAAGGATTCGACAACGTCGAGCGCTGTTCCGGTTTTGAGCCGATTAAGGCCTTGAATTGGTCAAATAGTGCCATTTGTGCAAATATGGTAGGATATTGCACGTTTTACCGCTTTTTTTGGGTAACATTATAGGCGTTTAACCTTTTTCTGTTCGTTTTTTCGCATAATAGATAGGCATTTTCGGAAAACTCCGTAATTCTTATACTTTTTACGCCCTTTTTTCGCAAAAAATGCCTGTTCTAATTCATTATAAATCAAATACCGCGCCTTGTATGGTTCGTTTATACAGGCGTCATCGTATTGTTTTTTAAATTCACGGGCTTCGACTAAACGCCCCACGCTTTTAAGGTGTGTTTAAACGGTTGGCCCTCAATGCTTTTAATCAATTCCATCATTTGTAGGGCAATTTCACGGACTTCTACCTGGGCGTGCTTGTCGGCTCTTTGAGTGTAGAAATTATGGAAGGATCGAAGATTAAACATTACGTCAAAGGTTATCTGCGAGTTATACAATTTAAAATACCTTGCCGACTCTTTGGCGCGCTTCCTGCCAAGTTGCGGCGTTAGCTGCTTAACAGCTTCGTGATATAGGGCGTTTGATAAGTTGCTGAATAATGATAAAGCGCTGCCCCAGTTATACGGTTCGTGTAATTGCGTAACAAAAAAAGCATTAACCTCCGGATCTGTTATTTCATCATAATTTAATTGAGCGTGCTTAAAATCTACCGGCACAAAAACTTTGTCTTCCTTCAATTCTTTGTAACGCGCGCTTTCTGCGTTTATGCTGCTAATTCGATGCTTTAAAAAATGAATATGCGTTGCAATGTCGGCTGTAACTAAAAAGTGCACCATTCCTTTTTCAAATGGCGTTCCGTGTGGAACTGGATCGGCGCTCCAAAGTTGATTAATTAGCGCTGGTATTCGTTCGCGCTTTTCGTGCGATAATTCACGGCTCGTTGAAGTCCAAGCGCTTAACGCGATTGTTTCGTCCGATCCGTAATAGCCTAAAAGTTCAACTTTGTTTGCGTTTATCATAATATCGTGAATACGTTGTAATTCGTGTTTATTTCGTCATTAAAAGTCACCCATTGCCCTAAGGCCATAACAAGCGCAACAATTCCATCTACTTTTCCATACGCTTCACCTTTGACAACCTTAATGTTTTCGTGTGGATCTTGTTGAACTACTGCGTTAGATGCCATCCAGCGTAGTACTTGGTTCCCTCCGTGTTGGATTTGTCCGCTTTTAATTAATCGTTCCAATTCCTTTGTAGGAGCCGACATCGATAGAAAGCCCTGACCAAACGGAGAAACCATTATTCCCGAATCAGTTAGGCGTTTAGAAACTTGTCCGGCGCCATAGCGGTCGTACCCAATAGAGTGAATTTTAAACTTTTGAGCGTCTTCGTCAATTTGCTTTAAAATATAGTCGTAGTCGGTGACGTTGCCAGGAGTTGCGGTTAGTTCGCCATCTTCGATCCATTTAAGGTAAGGGAAGCCGCGAAGCTTTGTGACCTTTATCGCTTCATCCTCAGGGACCCAACATCGAAATAATATCTTTATTTTTTCGCCTTCGTTTTCGGGAGGGAATAACCAAATGAGGGAACAAGTATCTGAATTAGATGCCAAATCAAGCCCGCCAACACAAGAGCGGCCAATCAGCTCCGACTCTGTAACAATCTCAGCGCCTTGCATCCAGTCGGCATCATCAATCCAATTATCTAACGACGTTACCCAAACATTTAGATTTTTGGTAAGGAAGTTGTTTTTTGCGGTGGTTCCTTCTGTGAGCGCCTTTGATAGCTCCCGGCGTAGATAGTCGTAAGAGATGGATACACCAAGCGAAGGATTTGCCTTTTTCCATATCCGCTCGTCCTGCCAGTCGTCATCTTGGTCAATGTCGAATATCAAAGGGAAAATACCTGGATTAGGTATTACGCCATCAAGTATTTGTTTACAGGTTTTTTCAAATGTCGCGCAAACTCCATCCGGATTTTTACCCGCTGTCGTAATTACCCAAATCAAAGGGCTTTTACGCGCGCCCATTCCGGATTCAATTACGTCCATCATATCGTTATTTGGGTGAGCGTGGTACTCGTCACAAATACCGTAAAAAGGATTTGTTCCATCTTCAGATTTTGAGTCGCGGCCCAAATACGACGTAAATCCATTGGCGTCCCGATCGGAGATTGAATGAGTATAGACGCGAACTTTACTCGAATACGTTGGCGATTTCGCGCACAAAAGTCGCGTCATTGCTTGCTGCTTCCTAAATCCGATTGTCGCTTGTTTTTTGGCGGTCGCAAACCAATATACCTGCGCGTCGCGTTCGTATTTGTCGAAGCGATGCCCGTAGATGCCAATTCCACTCAAAAACTCTGTCTTCCCGTTTTTTCGGGCGATTTTGATATATACTTTAAAATATCGCCGCCAGTCATTACTCTTTACCTTCCATCCATAAACGCACCACAAAGTAAAAGCCTGCCATCCGTGAAGATCAAAAGGTTTGCCGCGAAAATTGCCCTCTGAAAATTGTATATGTTCAAAGAACTGTAAAATGTGCATTGCGGCGGCCTCGTCAAAGTAGTAAAGATAATCTTTTGACTTTGCCGCTTCCAAGTCTGCAACGTGTTGAGCTACTAATTTGCGCGCCCACGAACTAAATACCGATTCCGGATTGAGCCCTTCGGAAATAAAGTCATCTACTAATTTGCGCGCCTCCTCTGCTTTCATATTAAATCACTTAACGGATCGTTCTTGACCTCCGACGCTCCAATACTTGTACGGCTGACAGGATCAAATCCAAACCGGCTACTTATTTTAATCATGTTTGCCAACGCTTGATCCTGAATCTTAATGTACAATGATACCATCTTAGTATTTCCCTTATTGGTACTATCAAGCATATCTCCCGGCTTTTTAAGTCCGCTTGTTTCGAGAAACTCAGTCGCTCGGTCGTACTTCATTTTCTCGACGCAAAAGGATTCTACCAATGCAAGATCGGCGGCCGTTAAAATTCCCATCTCGCAAAGATTAGTACATTGGTCGTACCAAATACGATGCGCGGATTCCGGCAATGATGGAGGCGGAGTTGGAATTGTTGTTATTTGTCGGGCGATTGGTTGGCCCGGATTGACGCGGCTTTTTTTAAGCGTTCCGCGCTGTTCTTTGACTTTGTCCGGTAACTTTCTCATGTTTTTACGGCTTGTTTAGATTTAATCTTAATACCATAGGCCCAAAACACTGCCCGACCCTACGAAAAGTGGCAGCGGCGGTGTTGCCCAGGATCGCGTAGAGATTAGACCCCCCCATCCCCTTGACGTTTGCGCCCGGTGTGGGCCTCCCTTCCTGACTTAATAGCGTGACAACTATCGCACAACGTTTGCAGGTTAGATATATCCCATTTAGAGCCGCCCTCGTTGATAGGTACAATGTGATCCACTACCGTACCAACAACAAACAATCCATTCCCATCGCATGCAACGCACAAAGGATTGTTATCTATAAACGCGCGGCGATACTTCCTCCACGCTTGGGAGTTGTAAAACTCGTTGTTATTATTGCGGCGCCTCTCTTGGGCCTTCCTTTCGGGCTGCCACGGTCGCGGCTGATGCTTTATTATACGTGTCATGTTATATCGTGCTTAATAATGCCCGCAATACTTTGCAGCGTTGCGAGCGCGTTACCCTGTGTTACCGTAATATCGTCCTTACTTTGCATCCTTACTTTGCATTTGTTCCTTATATCCTTTTCGCCTTCGTTCATTAAAATCAACGCCGCGTTTCCTTCTTGCTTCTGCATACTCTCTTTTACTCCATTCGTTCGACATAAACATAAAGCCAGTGAGCATACATAGTCCGGATTTTGCGTTGAGTACTTCAATGCCATTCTTTATTACAAATATAGGTTCTTTTCGTTCACTCATAATGCAAAAACCCGGCACGCCTAAACGCACCGGGCAACTTTAACTAACTAACCAAAAAATATGAAAACTTCTTTATTCAACGCTTAATCTTTGTTTTTGTGTATTGATAGTTTCCTGACGCCTTTAATCTGCCTGTAATATTTGTTGGCAACAAAAACCTTACATCTTTGTACAAAACATAAGCCACAAAACCGTGACGGTTCCAATTAGTCGGCTCTATTGCTTTTATACTTGCGTCTATTACATTTATAAGCGGATGATTAATAAGCTCTAAAAACTTTTTAGGATCTTTAAACCCTTTCAGTTTTGCGCCTTTAAATTTAGTCATCGGCCTATTTGATTGATAGGTTTTGTTGTTTTAGGTAATTCGGGCGGCGTTTTTTTATTAGGCATTATTAACCAAACGCAATTGGCTGTTTTTTTTATTAAGTCTATTTCATACGTCTGCAATCGATAAACTTTATAATAAATCAACCTAAGCTTTTGATCCAACACGCCTTCAAGAACTTCAAGCTCTTCCGCATAATTGTCTAAATCAACAATTGCCGTTTCTGTGACTATTTCTTTTATCATTACATTTCTCCTTTTATGGCCGCATTAACAAGAAATATCATTACTCCTATAAAGCCCAGCATTAAGCAAATTAACATCACGCAATGAGTAAGTAAAAATAAAAAGCCAAGTATATATCTAAGAGTATCCATAATCTTTTAAGGGAAAGGAGCGCGACTCGTTCGCCACGCCCCTACAAAAAAACATTCTTTCACACGTCAAGGCGCCGGAATCGAACCAGCAGCGGGCGAAAAATACTTCTCAGTTGTGAGTGTAAACCGCTAACCATTGCCCTGATATTTGGGAGCCTCATTTGACTCCCGTTGTTTCCGCAATCTTACGACCGCTTTGACGGTTGCCTTACCACTAATGTCGGTTTTACCGGTGGAAGAGTGATGCTGTCACTAATGATCTTTGGAGCGCCCGCGCTCATTCGCACGGGCTTTGGTGTCGGTATGTTCTTAACTGCTTCTTGTGGGTGGAATGGCGCGGCGGGAATGATTGCCGGGCCTTGTGCGCTTAATTTAGCGCCAATTGTGAGTAATGCGAATAATAAACATTTCATATCGGTAACAATTATTTGACAAAAGTAAGTAGTTGAAAGTTCTTGTACAAGTATTTACACAATTTTTTTTGTAGCTAAGTAAAATATAGGAATGTCAAGTAAAGTGACATCTTTAACAATGACAACATCTACCTTTAACAACTCCTGATACTTTACCGATGCAAGATGCGCGGGCATGTGCGAGTCGTAGTTGATCCGTTTTCCCGTTTCTTTGTTAGTCAGATAAAGCAAGCCGGCGCCGTTGCCGGTGTAGGTTATTTCGGATTTATATAGGACTTGCATAGCTTATATAAAATATTTAGAGCTTTACGAACTGTCAATCCATTGTAGGAGTCTTTTGGATCTAACAAACAGCGCTCCAAGCGATCAACGGCGGCAATGGCTGCCTTATCTGTACTCCTGATGATAATTGATTTGCCGTCAATATTCCAATGGCAAATAGCAACGCCGCTAAATTCCGCTTTAAATTGTAGTTTGCTCCAAAGTTGTTGAGTTGTCATAATTAGTTATTTTTGGGCCGGTGGTTAGCCGGCCCGGTTTATGTTTAGTATTCGCTTTTGTATCGTGGCTGGCCATCCCATTTAGTTACTGATGCCGAACGTATGTGAATATAAAGGCCGTTGATAATCTTTGTAAATGGCTCACCGTATGCCTTTTCAGAAGGCATCACATGTGAATCGTCAACATAGTTTGTGCG